CCCGTCATCACCGCCCGGCGGGCAGCCACGTCAATCTGATCCCGGTGTCCGCTCTCATAGTCCACCATGCGCAGGCCGCTGTCCGCTAACTGTTTCACGGAGCTCTTGATGGCCTGATTATAGGAGATGCCGCCGCTCATAATCTGCATCTCCGCACTGTCCAGCGCCCACTGATAGGTCTTTGCATAGGGTAGCATGGTGCGCCCGTTGTCCACCAGAAAGCCCATAGAGCGGGTTAGGTTTCGAAGTTCTTGCCGGGTCTGCTCGTAGATGGCCCAGGTGTCCTCCACGCTCACCAGTGCCTCAGGGGCTGTTACGCCAGCAAGGTCAATGAGGTCGGTATAATACCGCTGGTTCCGCTCCACCACCTCGTCCAGCAGCTTGTCCAGCTCTTTCCGAGAGATGTTGGCGGTGCGCTGGATGGCATTTTCGATTTCCTCTAGGCTGATGCCGTGGGAGCGCAGCACCCGGATATCCTGCACCGTAACCTCGTTCAGATCCCCGGAAATTTTCAGCCGGGAGCATATCTCGTCCAGCAGTTTCAGTTCCAGAGAGCGGTATAGTTCTGTTAGCTCCTCGGGGAGGGCGTCAAGAAGTTCCGGGGTGAAGGGGTACTTCATGCGCTTTCCTCCGTTTCACAATTTCGTTATAATGCGGCGCAACCCGTATCACATTCCAGTCACATTCTTCCGGAACTTTGCCATAGAAAATCACCCAAGACGGATTAAGGCGCTTCATCATTTCTTTATAGCCCAGCAGAAACAGCTGCCTGCTTTCCTTATTCTGCTGTGTTCCTACACTGGAAACGGCCACAATGCCACCCACTGGCTCTCCATCAAAGCACCATTCGTAACTATCTGGTGTACTCCATGCAATGGTCGGATAAACAGTAAGACCATGGAGCTGCCAATAAGCCGCCAGCCAGTGCTTGCGGTAGTGGTTATATATCTGCATAGCCACCGGCATATCTGTGTACAGCGAGAAATCCGGAGAGCACACAGCCGCAAATTGAGATAACTTCTTTATGTAGTCATCTGGGCGATTCCAATAGCGGGCGAATTGGTAGTCATCCACAAAATAATGCACGATCTTGTCTGCTGGATTCTTTGCCGTGTTTGCGTAATTCATTGGGATAAACTCGCCGATTGGGTAATTAGTAACAGGCTCCATTTGCGGAATGTCGTATTTCCCAATTCCAGAAAAGCAAAAACGGTCAAGGTTTTCAAATTTCGGCATTATCGTTTTGCCCTTTGCTTTTTCACCATTTCCAATACTCTTGATAGCGCCCCTCTTGATTTTTCCGCACGAACCGCTCTATCTACTTGATTGGCGGAAAACTCGGCCCTTTTATCTATGATCTCGCTTGCAGATGTAACCCTTTGGAAGAATGTTGAATAGTATTCTCTTGCAGTCCTCACATTTTTGCTGGAATATCCAAGCAAATCCTCTGCTTCTTTCTGCTTTGCCTTATCTTCGGAAATATATTTAATTTCCCCTTTTCTTTTCTCGATGGTCTTTTGCATCGCAGTAAGATTGTCAAACACAGACGCTCGAATGCTTTCAGCCCACGAAACCTGCTTCTCGCTACCGCTCAACGCCGGCAATTTGCTTGTCGTCCCACCAGAAGTTCCGCCCGCTCCACCTCTACCGCCCCTTATTCAATCTCCTCCTGTTCTTCGGTTGCCATATCATCCATTTTCGGGAGCATCTTCTTTGCCGTAGCCTCGTCCTCGTTGTACCATTTCATTCGATATTCCCAGTCGTTCATGATCCCCGCCGCCAAGTCTTGCCGGTCATTACTGCGCTCCGTGGTCTTGTCCTCAATGATGGAATCATCAAAGTCAATAGTCACTCTCGCTTCTTCGTTCAGTTCGGCTTTCATAGCCATATTCCCGAGGCGAAGGATGATGCGGCATAACTCCGAAATGGCCTGTTCCAGAATGATTTCATGCTTTTTGATAGTCCGGAACATGGTCGAATTTTCGCTGATGACCTGTGTGGCCGTTGCAATACTCCCCTGGTCAAACCTATAATGATTTTCTCCGAATCCACACTTACTAGACAGAAGGTTTAGCTGATCCTGAATGCCCGTATTATGCTCCTGCGTTCGCAGCGTCATGTCTATTGGAGTAATAACAGAGCCATCGCCTATATCCTCTGGTAGGACGTAATAGGACAGGTCGTCCGGGTCAAAAAACGGCTCTCCTTCTAAATCTTTTGTTGCTGCTGGTTTGACCATGATGCGCTTTTTCCCTAGGATAAATTCGTTGACGTAGCTGTCATAGGCCACGTCTACACCCTTGATAATGTCTATGGAGTTTGCATAGACAGAAACCCCCAATGGAGAATCGTCAAAATTGTTTGCAATATTGGGCCGGTCAATCACAAACTGCCGCCGGTCGGAGCCAGTATGTACCACGGGCGGCACTCGGTCAAACCCTGGAACGTCCACCAAATCCAGTTCCGCGTCTATATTATTGTTGCGGTAATGATAAATGCGGTTCTCGATGTCGTACAGTCCGTTGACCTTGTGGTGGATTTGCAAATAACAGTATTGCGCCCCGTTTACGGTCACGATGCTATCAAAGGCGCAATCGGTAATAATTCCGTTCTGCCATGCCAGCGGCCAGATATGCTCCACAGTCACATAATCCATTACAATACCTTTTGCGCTTCCAGGAATGGGCCCGGTCTCTGTCACTTCCATTCCCACTACTCGCGGGATAAAGGCCACCGTCCCGAGCGCAAACGCCTTTTCCTGCATCTCATTTGCCTTGACCAGAAAATTGTTTTCGTTCAACACACGGTCAATAAATTCCTGTTCCCGCTGGCCTTCAAGAGTGATCTCGACCTTTTCGTTCATCAGAAGATTGGCCCAATCCTCTGAGATTTTCTTGCCCATGTTGAGGGTGTACCGCTTGCATCGGACCATGCTCGTACCGTTTCGGACCTTATACCGGTGGAACCCCTTCACATCACCTGTATACCAGCTTTTCCACTCATTAATCTTGCGGTAGAAATCCTCTGAAATTGTGGAGTAGCCAAGCTCTCGCAGTTTTTCGACGACGTTCACGCAGTCACCCCCATTCTCATAAACGCACGTTCAAATGCGTACCTTGTTGCGGATAAAATATGGTCATCTTTGTCAGGATATCCGCTGATAAATTCGCCGTTCTTGTCCCTCTCATACTCATAGTTCACAAACTCATTGTAAGCGTTTGGCGTTCTTCGACGATCAATGACAATTTTCCTTTTCTGGAGCCACTTAAAGCCATAATCTACGCTGCCGGGTCCTTTGATTGCTGATTTTGCTGGAAGGCCAAAGGCCCGCAAATCCGCAACACTTTTCGGCTCCGCATTGTCACATGTGATATAAGCGTCCAAGTATTTCTTCTCTTTTACCCAGTTCGCCAAACTCTCATTTGGCCATTTATTTACATACAGCTCGTCAAAAAGATAAATGGTTTCCTTGCTACGGTCGTAGTGTGCCCTGACAAATGCAAGCTGATCAGGGAACCATCCGAAATCCACGCCCTGATAGATGCGGTCGAAATGAGATATTTCTTCATCTGTAATCTCCCGCAACTCCAGGTTTTCAAACACATTCCCGCCTGTCCCGACCGCCTCGCCCAGATATTCGTGCCGGTATGCCCGCTCATTCGTTTCCTTTAGGTGTTCGGCTTCTGCCAAAAACTGCGCCCCCAACCACTCAGGCGGGGCTTCAAGGTATGTACTCTTGTGGCACAGCCTGTCCGCTCGCTCTTCCAAACTGTCCTTATTGGCCCAGTTGTCCCGGCTGATGGGTGGGTTGTAGCTTTCAAAATTCCAAAACTTTTCCCCTCCGCGCATAGTAGACTGCAGAATAGTGCGTATTTCAGCTCGACCCGCAAATTGATCTTTTTCTTCAAAATGCGTTACGGCAATATATCCAAACGGCACCTTAATAGACTTTATTTTCATCGGGTCATCCGCGCCACGGAACATGATCTTTTGACCAGTCTTCCTGTAAATTAACTCCATGGGCTGGACCTTTGCGTCCCAGTATGCCGCCATTCCCAATTCGCCAATAGCCCAAAGATATTGAGCATATACGCTGTCCCTGATGGTGTTTGCTACCTTGCGGAGCACAAGAGCATGAGTGTTTGGATTTGTCAGCAGAATAAGAGGAACCAGCAGAGACACACAGGAGGATTTCAGAGAGCCGCGCCCACCCGACAAGTCGTAATGTGTATGCCCATGCTGGAACACATCACTGGCCATAAGATGGAAAGACGGACCTAATACTGTGGATAATCTAACCTTAGACATCAATTATCACCTGTACCTCGCTATCCTCTCCGCTGTTCTTAAGCAATGCCCACTTGTCAATCAGTGTGCCCAGCGCCGTTGTGATCTGCGCTGGGGTGGCCTCCGCCAGCTTCTCCGGATCGTTCAGCACGGTCAGTCCATTTCCGATGATTTCGCACACAACGCCCTTCTTGCTGTCCATATAAGCCAGGATGTCAGCGGTGTTCTCCTCTTTTTTTCGCTTGCACATTTCTGCAATGTCTGCATTTCCTTGCACAATCTTCTTTACAGTGTTGAGTGATACACCGTTTACTTTTGCTGTGGCGTTATAGCTACCAAGCTGCACATAGTCAGCCACTATTTTCTTTTTCTGCCTATCTGTCAGCCGTGCAGCCACGTCCACCACCTCTCTTACGTCAAAATCCTTCTGTTCTGGTTCCGCCCCCGTCTCCCGCAACCGCAGGGCGGCAAATATTTTATGCTAATTTTAGCATTTTTCTATTGACAACGTGCTAATATTGGCGTATAATAAAATCATCAAAGGACAGGAGGTCACAGCAATGACTAACACTTACACTTGGACAACCCCCCGCGGAGCGAAGATCTCCGCCACCATTACCGTGACCCATGTCACCCGCGAGACCATCTATGCAGACGGTGCGCAGATCGAGGTCGATTGCAGCCGCTGGGAGCGGTCCGTGGATAGCATGACCGTCAACGGCAAACCCACCAAGCTCCATGAGCTCTATAATGAGCGCGGCACCGACTGCATCCTGATCGACCGCGTGGGCAAGGATCGCATCCTGGTTGCCCTTCCGTCCGAGGTGTCCTCCGCCGTTTACGGTGAGGAGAGAGCGGACCGTGCCCGCCGCATCGCTGCCCACAATGCCATTATGTCAGAGGTGGCCCACCGGGCCGCCGTGGAAAAAATGATGAATCCCTAACAGGAGGTAAGCAAAATGAAATACAACTATCAACTCTTTGCAGACAATGCAGGTGGCCTGCACCTGGCCGTGCTGGACAGTGACGACCGCTGCGTCTACTATCTGACCGACCTGGACCAGGAGCTCGTCCGCGCCACCCTGGCCGACCTCAAGGCCGGAGGCGACCCGATCGAGGACTGCTGGGAGGGCGGCGAGGACGACCCAGAGGCGTGCTACCGTGCGATCCAAAGCTTGGTCGAGGCCCGCAACGGCGGCGCAGAAGAGGTGGACGAATGAGACGCAAATACCGGGACTGCCAACGGGCAGACGGAGACTGTACTGTCTGCTCCCTGGTCAACTATGGCCGGGACTGCCATAACAATGCGCTCACCAAGCTGGAGTGGTACCGCCGCGGCGCCGGGCTCTCTCAGCAGGAGCTGGCCGCTAAGTCCTCCGTGCATGTACGCCAGATCCAGAGGGTGGAGCTTGGCGAGTCCGAGGCCGGTAATTTGACAGCAAAAAACCTGCTTGCCCTTGCCGATGTTCTCGGCGTTGATCCCCACGCCTTGATATAAGGAGCTTACAAATGCCAAAACGACTTGATTTGACCGGCAAGACCTACGGCTATATCA